TTTAACTAAAGAAGAACTTACTACGATTTTAACTAGATTTGGACATAATTCAAAATATATAGTTATCGGAGACTCTCAACAAAGTGATATCGGTAATAAATCTGGTTTTAATTTAATATTTAAAGCGTTTAATACGGAGGAATCTTTAGAACACGGTATGAATGTATTTAAATTTACTGAGCTTGAAATTGTTAGGTCAGAAATACTAAAATATATCGTAAGAGTATTACAAAAGATAAAAAGTTAAAGATGAAACGTTAATGCTTTGCGCATTCTTTCGAATAAAGTTCTTTTATTTTGACCACTCTCAACTAAACGAGAATATTCTAACTTAAATGCTTCTATAAATTCAGGAGATAAATCAAATTTGCGTGGATAAAAAGATCTAACTCTTTTAATCATATACTTTTCACATAATTTATCATACTCTTGCATTTAAGTATTTAATCTATTATTCTTCTTATCTTCAGAGATTTTTCGTTCCATTTCCTTTTTAATGTGAGAATGTTCTTCAGGATCAGCGTCCTTCCATACTTCTTCTAGTTTTTTAATCTCTTCAAGAGTTTCTTCATCTAAAATATTACCAGGAGCTGTAGCATCTCCATCTTCATCTATATATAATTTTAGTAATTCTATACGTTCTTCTCTGCTACCAAATACCTCAATAATAGGAGGTTTATCATCAACAATAAAAAATGTTGTTTTTGGATTATGTTCATGTTCACGATGTACAGCTTTAAAGATATTATCTATAGATTCTACAATTTCAGAATCTGTATCTCTTAAGTCATCTTCTTCCATTGGTACAGGTGCTACTTTAGTTATAGGAGTAAAAAATATAATATCTAAATTTCTAAAACTCTCTCTTACTAATGGTATACACTTACTAATAAATGCTTCATCTATGTCATTATCTGGCTGCTCAACAGCCCACATACTATATACTAAATTATCTAAAGGGCATCTATCAAAAACTACATTGTCTCCTGATCTATATTTTTGAGTTTCTTCAATTTGAAAATTAAGAATTTCCCATTGAGTTTTTTTATTTGTTTTTGATGAGTGGTCAAGATTATTATCCTTAATAATATCTCTATATGTTTTTTTAGGTGTAACATAATTAGGCCACTGTCCTAAAAAATCTTTTATTAAAGTAGTTTTTCCTTGACAAGCTGTTCCACTTATTGCAATCCTCATATTTTTTATTTATTAAATTATACTTTTAAAGCCATGTCCCATAATAATAGATGCAATCTAGGGCTAAATTTAAAGTGATGAGATTTAGCTAACTCAGCTATTTCTTTTGCTCTTTCAATATGCTCTTTTCTACTACCAGCACAAGGCATTAACCAGACTCTATCATTTGGTATATCAAATCGATGTACATACTTTGTTAATACTTCTTGTAAGTCTTCTTCCTTACTAATAACAAATTTAAAACCAGATTTATTTGTTACATGCCATTTTAATACCTCAGGTTTATATCTCCGTTCCTCTGGATCACCATTATTACTAAGCTTAGGAGAAGTTGTAAAAGTAGCTCCAACTCTTACCCAATCATCATGAGGCATAATCGTTGCGTTAGTTTCAAAATCAATCCTAGGTACAGCACCCCATTCTACTTCTATATGTTCTAAAAATTTAAGTAATTTAGGTTGCTGTACTAATGGTTCTCCTCCAGTAATTTTCCAAATTGCTCCATTCTCAAGAGCCTTTCTATAACCACCATCTTCTAGATATTTAGTCAGCTCTGCAAAAGTCATCTTATTCTTTACACTCCAAGAAATAAAACTATCACAACCATGAGGAGAATCTGCTGAAGCGAAGCCTTGACATGTTAAATTACACATTGACAACCTCATGAATACCGACGGCCATCCTACGTACTCACCTTCGCCCTCAATAGTATAAAACACTTTATCGTCAGATAATAATATTGTTTTATCCTTAAGGTCTTCCTTATAATCGTTCGTCATTTAAATATAAATCTTTAATATCTCTAGGTTCTGGCTTAACCTCTTCTTTCTTAGGTTTGCCCCAATCAATATCATCCCAGTTATCACCGATTTTTGATATATCTTCTTTACGTCTTTTACTACCTTTACTCATTTGATAATCTAACTTCTGTTTCTATACCTTCGTAAATAGCAGAATTATTTTCATGTTCAAATATTTCTACCCTCTTACACCAACATCTATTATTAGTAACTTCTTTTACGTATTCATCTGCTGTCTTGTAACAAAACTCAGCAAATTTTTCAATACCAACTCCACCTTCCATAATACGTAAATCTATAATACCATGCTCATTTAAAGACTTAAAGTTTGCTATTGCTGGATCAGTAGATGAGATAACTGTAGTATGATCAAATTGAAGCTGTAATACTTTCTTAAGATTTTTTAAACCACCAAAATCTACAACCCAATTATTTTCATCTAACTCTTTCGCACCAAACCAGAATTTGCCAACTAAACGATATCCATGAATAAATCGGCAATGAGACTTTGCTTCTGGTTGCCTAAAGGCGCAACTACCTAATTCAATAATCTTAGTACTGCTAAAAGACATAAAAGCTATTATATAAGAAGCCTGAAAAAATTCAACTGTTGATTACTTAGCGGCTTCTTATATAATAACTGCATGAGTGAATTATTGCAGTATGCAAACGGTAACTTACCACGGTCTGAGGAAGAGAAAGAAATAATTATTGAGAAAGCAGCGGCCGCTTATGAGAAATATATGGACGCTTTAGGTTTTGATTGGAGAAATGATCCTAATAGTTCAGATACACCAAGACGAGTAGCAAAGGCTTTTGTTAATGACTTAGCTGAAGGTTGTTTTAATTTACCACCAAAAATTACGGCATTCGATAATGTTGATAAATATGATGGATTAGTATTTCAAGGTAATATTAAAGTAAATTCTTTTTGTTCTCATCACCATTTACCATTTATTGGTCAAGCTCATGTATCTTACATACCTGGTAAAGACGGAAAAGTAATTGGACTAAGTAAGATTAATCGAATTGTTGAATGGTTTGCAAGAAGACCACAAGTACAGGAAAATTTAACAATGCAAATTCATAATTATATGAATGAAGTATGTAAAGATAATAAAGGTGTTGCGGTTTTGGTTTCAGCTAACCATACTTGTGCTGGTCTTCGCGGAGTTAAGCATGATAGTATTATGAAAACTGCGAGAATGTCAGGAGCGTTTTTAGATAAAACAGATTTAACAAGACAAGAGTTTTACGATTTTATAAGAGACTTAAAGTGAGTCTAAAACTTGTTTGATTTGATCAGGGTCGACATGCTCCGGTAGGTCGGCTTTTATTTTGTCAAAATCATCAAAATTATCTCTTATATTACTCGCACTATATGGTCTACCATCCGGACTAGAGGATACCTCTACTGCAGATTGTTCTGGGTCAATAATATTAATATCTAACCCTTCCTTTTCAGCCCATGGACTAGCATAAGACCAACGTTTCCAATCATTGTCTTTTTTACTTGCACCTAATACAACTGTTGTACCAGGATCTAAAGTTTTAAGAGATTCATAAGCAGAAGTTACAGGTGAAGGATATTCAGATATACTTACAGTAACGTTATTCAAAGGTTGGGTATATATTTCAAATATTTGTTTTGCAGCAGCAGGAGTAATTAATTTACCATCTTTAGTTCTTCTTTCACTTTTAGCAGAAGGTGCTGAAATTAAAACATGTATTTGTCCCTGAGGGTACATATTACTATATTGTTCCACCATTTCGTAATGGCCTCTATGAGGGGGTTTGAAACTACCGGGTATAAGTACAACTACTCTATCAGAGTCAGCTTCCGCTATACTGTTTTTTTTTACAGACAATTTACTACGTAAATCGTTTAATTCATAATCCTGTAAAAGGTTATCTATTTTAGAGTCGAAATTTTCGCTCAAACCATAATCAACAACAATCTTGCGTAATATTTTTGCTATTTCTTTCGCATTTTCTGGTTGTACATCTTGAGTTATAGCTTCTCTTTCAGAATCAGATAAACTAACGTTATCTAGATCAACAAATAAAGATTTACGAGCTAAATTTACATAAAATGTTTCTCCTTCGGTTGTTAAAGGAGCTGGTTCTTGTGGTTGCTCTCCTTGATTTAAATCATCAACTGATTTTGGTTCAAATTCTCCACCAGTCTCTGGGCCTTGTTTTGGAACAAACTCATCATCAGCTCCGGCTTCATCTAAAGATTTTAATAAATCCTGTCTTTTCTTTTTTGCTTTTTGAGCTATTTGTTTCTTGACTGGATCTTTAGTGGCTCCATCATCTACCTCTTTTTCAATACGGTCAATTTCCGATTGATCGGTTTTTTCTGGTTTTTTACCACCATGCATCATTTCATGTATCTTAGAGAGGAACTTACTCATCTTAATTATTTATAGCAACGAAAGCTTATTTCTCATGTCATTGAAGTATGTTTTGTCTAAAAACGTGAGATCATACTTCTTACAGAAATATTGAAGTTTATTAAAATAAAATGGTTTTAATTGTATTTTTTGAAGTTTACGCGTGAGGATTAAAATAGCTTCTTCTCTCCTACCATTACACTTAAGATTTTTTTTAAATTTATTAAAGGAAAAGTCTTCCTTTAATATAATAACTGGAAATTTTTTGATAAACATATCTAAGAAGGGTAGATATGTTTTATTTAAATCATTTGATATATCAAAAAATATAACTGGTTTATATTTCTTATTATAATTTTTTAAAATTTCACATGTATAATATATAAAATAATGAAATATGTATTTTTTGTGTTGAGTATTATTTAATTTAATCTCCGAATCAAATTCAGATACTTTAGTAATTGAGAGATTATGTATACATTCAATTACAGGAGAAAAATTAACTACATTAAAAAACGAATTCGGTAATTTATAATTTAAGGTCTGGCTTTGTATTAAGTTCTCGAATTGTGCTTGCATTATTTTTCCAAAAGTCTGTATAACTAATTATAATATATTTGTTAGTATAGCGCAAGAAATTATTAAATCGGAAATAATGAGACAATTCAACTGGAAATAAAATATAACTACCTTTGCGGGTTACCTTAATTACGAGAAACCAATATGTTCCACTCTCTGCTTGTTCAATCCATTTATTAAGAGTTTTATTATCTGTGAATAGTTGATGATATTCGAATGTTTTATAACTCTTACACTCAATTTTGAATTTAGACATGCATGGAGGTACCATTATATCTCCATCCATCATGCGCTTTTGATCTTCTGTTAATCGATCAAGTCTGTGAAAATTAGCGCCTCCAGTATAGGCTCCGGAATTTGGAACTCTAATAAAATTTTCATTAAACGTTTCACTTAAATCTTTAGCAACTTCTCTTTCCCAAGCGTTACCTTTTTGCTTTGCCGTACTAGGCATATATAAGTATATATTACTTAGCTAGATCTTGCAAGTTAATAGCTTGTTTAACAGCATCTTTTGGAATTTTAGCTGTCCAATAATTACCTTCATCTGCAGGCTGTAATTCTGGTAATTTATCTCTATCTAAAACAAGTAAATAACCTCTTCCTTTTTGTTTGTATTCATGAAAAGCAAATCTACCTGCTAATTGAATATCATCTGATACATACGAACCAGTAATACCTTTGCGCGTATTACCAACTCCACGTGAAACAACAAAACCATGTTTATTTAAATTTTTATATTCTGCAGAAGATATTCCTCTATATACTTCATTAGAATTATTTTGTAATTTAGCAATGTTTGCAACGATAGCTTCGTGCTCTTCTCCTTCAGGTGGAAATAATAAATAGTCGTATATACTTTTAGCTTCGTTTAGCTTTTTCTTTTTTTTCTTTTTTTTTCTCTTTATTAATTTGCCTAATACTTTAGGTATTCTAGCATCACCTGGAGCATATGTATCACTTGCTTCGTAATCTCCACCACCTTGGCCACCATCTGCAACCATATTAGCTGTAGCTGTAGTATTATCCGTCAAATACTTATTTACAGTTTCATTGAAGCGATCCATTTTAATTATTTATCTCAACGACTACGAATAGTTGCATTTAAATTAATTTAACTACAATAAATAAATGGACGTTGGAGATATTATTAATCAGTATCTTGAAGAAGCTACTCTCGATACTGAATTAGATCGATTAGAAGTAGTATCTACTCAAGAAAAACTAGTAAATAACAAGCATAAATGGTCTGCTAGATTAATAAATCATAAAATTAATTTAAATAATTTAAAAGTTAAGCGATCCTCTATTCTAGAAGATAAAATAACTGAATTTCAAAACACGGAACCTGTAAAAGTTAATAGATCAATCGCAGAAAAAGCCGTTCAGAATAAAAAAGAAATAAAAACATTAGATTTTAAAATAAAAAATGAATCTCTAATTATAGATTATTTGGAAAACATTTATAAAAATATAAGCTTCGCAACTAATGATATTAAAAATTTAGTAGAATTAATGAAGTTAGAAACTCAATGATAAAAATAGAGTTTAATTCAACCTCTCACG